TAGTGGGCACGTCCGCATTGGCGTTCCACCCTGTTGCATCATACGGGTCATCGGTAACCGCTACATTCCCGGCACTTAGTCTGTCGGTTGTCTTGTTATACGTTAATCCCGCATCCCCGCCAAACGCCCCACCGTCATTGAATTGTACTTGGGTGTCGGAACCAGCAGGTGTACCGCTATCCCCGCCACTCCCACCAATGCCAATAACCTGAAAGTTAGTGCCATCATAAACGCAAAGCAGTGTTTGCCCTGCGGCAATATCGCCACTGCTTAAATTTGTAGAGCCTGATTTCTTTAAAGTCTTTGCGCCAATACCATCCACATTTAAAGTGCTGCTTGCGGTATTACCGTTGGTGAAGAGAACTAAAAACGCTTGATAAGTATAATAGGCGTTTAGGCTTTTGCCAGTTGTTATTGCGTAGGTGTCTGTACCGGTTGCGGTGAAGCCGGGAGTTCCATCAACTATTATAAGATTATCAATCTCTAATAAATAGGCGTTTATTCCTTCTTCAAGGATTGGAGCATTATTTGTGTTTCCGCGCTCTGCCATTTTTTAACGTGCCGATATTCTGCTAATTACAAAACCATGATAATCACAATGCATCAGCCTATCAGAAGTACCAACGCTTTTAATTATCCCATGCCTTAAATTCTGTAATGATGTTGTAATAGTAGTCGTGTTCGTTGCTACCAAAACACCATTGATATAAAACAATACACTACTATTATCGGCTGCAATTTCTATCGTAAAAATACTATATAAAACATCTGCATCAATCCCACTGTCTGTCGCTGTTCTGCTGGCTCCAGAAGCTGTAACACATTCCCACCTGCCGCCATTAACATTATCAGCATAACGGAAATAAGACCCATTTTGAGGTTCGTTACTTGTGGTATCACAAAGCCCAAAATGCACTTGGTAGCGGTTAGTGCCATCTCCCAAATTTTCCAGCGCCATCCTAAAGGTGGCCGTTAGTTTAAAACCAATATTAGGTTTTAAATATGTGATAGACCGGTTAAAGTATGTCTTACCGGTGCTGGTTGTTCCCGTTGAAATCGAAATGATTCCCATTGCGTGTTCAGTATCATCTTTACCATAGGTAGAAAACGCATCAAATGCCGCACCAGCGCCAGAGGTAGTAATAAACAAACTATTAAATGGATCATTGTTGTCATTCATCAAAAAATCATCTTGAAATGCTGAGGACAAATCAAGACTTGAACCATTTCCTTCACGTGGTAAAAAAGTTTCCCGTATATCCGTTGCAAACTGCTGTACGGTTAGTGCGGTAATATTCCTTGTACCATTAGTACCGAAGGTTCCGTTATTATCTTCATAGGTTGTTTGAAAGGCTTCCGGGGTCATATCATTAAGAGTTAAAGTCGAGATTAAAATCAAGATTAAAGTCCGCAACAGATTCATCGCTATCTTCATCGCTAACATCAATTATTTCTAAAAACTGCCCATTGTATTTATTTTCTTTAAAATTAATTGAAAGCGCAATTGGGTCATACAATTTATTCGTATCCGCATTATAAACAACATCCAAAGGAGTTAAGATAATGTCATGACTAACCAATGACCCAACTAATCTCTCCCAACTTCTCCTATATTGAGCTACATACTCATCCGCTATTATCCGGTGCATTGTTTCCAGTTCACTAAATCCATCTCTCGTCCAATATACCAATCCAACTCCATTACTATCTCTTAAATAAGCCGCATAAATAAGTCCCGCACTTTCGGCCTGAAATGTTGTATAAGTTAAAAAATAACCAGGATAAAACGATGTAACCTGTTTATTTCCGGAAGTAGTTAACCCGCCCCTTGTAATTGTTACATCGCCAATTGCTGCCAGCGCAACATTCCCCTCATTAACTAACTTTTGCCCGTTATTAAGATAACTACCATGATAAACAGTCTCTATAAGAGTTTCAGGATTACCGGCCTCCATTGGTTTTGTAAACACAGCTTCCTCTGGCAGAGCAAGTCCCTGGCTAAATATTTCAACTTGTATTTTATCAATAAAAATAAAAGTTTCCTTTTCACGGAAAGATAATTTTTGTTCTAGAATCCATTTTACAGGGTTAGTAGATGCGTTATAATCAGGAGGGGTAATAATATCAGGTTTATCCGCCTTAGATGCCGCTGTAGTTTCTTGTTTAAGTTCATAGTAATATAAATTGTCAGCAGCCAATCCTCCAGCAGTTGCAATTGTTTTGATAATTACTTTTGTACCTATACTTGTATTGACAGTTGCAATGGTTTCAAGCTCTGCCCTGCTTGAATAATCCCCTTCACCAGCATTTGGTAAATACATTTTAACTGATATATATTCACCATCTATGTACGTTACATCAGGATTTGGCGCTGTGATTTCTAAAGTTTGATATTTATTAAACGCATCCGCACCAACAATAATAGTTATCGTATTTACATCGGTAGTCCACTCTCCCCCATTCGTTAAATAGTAAGTTCCATATCTTACGCTAATTTTTACTTTTATGTATGGCTCTGAACCACCACGAGACACAGATGACTTAATATTTACTTTAAAAATATATGTAACCTTTACGCTGTCTGCGCTACCTGTTTTTAAAAGAAGTGGTGTGGTAACTATAAATGCTCCAGCTTGCAGACAACTTAAAACGAAAGCAACATTGCCTGTTTCATCAATGCTTTCTACTTGTTTATAAACAATAGTCTCATTATTTACGACCTGAAATCCTGTTGTATCGGGCGCTGATCCTTCCCAATTCAAATCCGATTGGATAGGATCAAATAGAACAGAATATTTTCTTACTGAAAAATCACCATTGATAAAAATATTTGGCTTTAGGCCAAGCCTATAGTTAAGTCTTATCTCTCCAAATCCAGGTAGCAAATCCTTACGGGCGTCATTGCCCATCCAATGGAGAGAATTAGTAAACGTTGGATAATTAATGTTTTTAACCGGATTATAACTTGAATTTGAAATGTATAGACCATTTACATCAAAGACTCTATAGTCATAGCTATTAGTCTTTTCAAGTATCTTAGTTATGTTCCAATAGTTCCCCCATTGAATTATCTGTGCGGTATAAGTTTTTAAAATATACTTGAGCACATCCGAACATGAAATATTCTCATCAATCAAATAGTATGTCTGCACGTCAACGTAAGCCTGATCCAATGGATCATCTGATGCGGTAGTGCTCATGGTCTCCTCATACATATTAATACCAACCTTAATAGAAAGCCCTAATTCTAATTTTCTTAGAATCCATGCTATTATTTCAATTTGCTTATAGGAACCAACCAATCTGTTACCGGTATCATCCCTAAAGGGCATATTCTTTAATGCCGGTATGCCACATGAGGCAACTATTTGAACCTGATCATCATTTCCATTATAGGAACTGTTGTATTGTTGCGGCAAGACGTTGCCAACCCATACAACCTCATAACCACTACCATAATCTATACTCATTCTAACCCTGTATTTATTTGGATTATTCGTATAAATGTAAGTGAATTGACCATCCGTATCTGCAATAACGTTTAGGATGGATTCAGTAGCTACCAAATTTATAAACTTATCTCTTTCTCCTTCTCCTCTTTTATTAAACTCTATAGGAATATCTTGCCCTGTGATTTCAGTTATACTGCCTACATAATCTAATTCAAGAATCTCAGTCTTAATGTGATAACCTAATGGATTATAAAATTCAATTTGGTCTTTCGTTCCATATGTTTTCTGCACCGGAACGGTACAGGTAATTATTGAAAGACAATTTTTTACATCGCGGGCATAAATAATGTAATTGCCTGGGGATAAGTCTGAAAATACCGGATTTGATGTCCCGCCCGTACCAGTTTCTGGGTCTCTCCCTTTCCCAACTCCTTTACCTGAATTAAATTCAAAATCATTATTTAACCGATATTTTACAGTTCCAAAACCACTTGTTGCTGAAACTGTTATTACACCATCCCTTGATGTTGCAGTTGTGCATGGTGTTATGATTGGCAAGGCATTAAAATGCACATCACAAACTAAATCAGAACCAGTTATATCACAGGAGGGATGATCCGCTAATTTCAAAAAGTTCAAATAGGGAAATGGCACAATCCTACCAAATTGGTATAGATCATCACCATCGCATATTTGCGATTGATATAAAGTTTCAGTTTTTAGATAAATGTACGATGATGTCCTTCTAGGGATATTGAATCTTGTGGGTATATCACTACCAGTGGTTATTACTACGGAATTTTTTTTTACAACAATAGCATTTGTTGAGTCATCCCAATAAACATCAATGACATCTCCGGCAACATAAGTTCCGAAAGGTGAACTGCCACGCTGCCATGTAATATTTAAAAGTCTTATCTGTGCCATTTTCTATCCGCCCCTCCTGCTTTTATTGGCTTGCTGTGTATTGTCGATAACAGCTATTAATTGATTGCCGTCAGCCTCAAGCCTTCCGGTTATATGGATATTAATCGAGTTTTGGGTGCCATTTACTGTTCCTGCTGTACTACCGGACGACCTTGAACTTCCTCCACCCCCCGGGTTAAGCGCTGGTGATGTAGCCTTCAAATCCGATAGCGCTGTCCCGAGCGCAACTAATGCTACACCAGCGGCTATAGCAATATATGGATTTTCAAAAGAGCTATACAAAGCCAATTCAGCCACCCCTATTCCAATTAAAATTTCCCCGAATTGCGTTGCAAAATCTCCCACAATCTTTAGAAAAGAATCTCCAAAACTGGCTGCACCAGATAATGCGTGTCCCAAATCTCTCCCAAGTCCAACAAATGCCCCCGCAACAACACTGGTCATATCGACCATTATTTCTTTTACTTGAGTGGCTTGAAATTCCAACCCCTTAATATATGATTCATTCGCCTGCAATTGCTTTTCAAAGGCTTCATCAGGTTTAAATTGATCTGGTAGAGCGGATGGTGTTTGCGATGATGGAACCGATATTCCGGTAACTGGTGTTGTCTGAGTGCCTAAAAACGGATTGTTAGTGGATGCGTTTTGATTGAATATCCCATTGGCTACTTTTTGGTTCAGGAAATCTATATCAGCCGCTGATTTAAAGGCCGCTTTGCCTAATTCCCTAAGTGCCTTTATTTGTTCCTCATAACTGGCTACTAATTGTCTGTTGGTAGATAATTCTTTTGTCTTGGTAACATCAATTTCAACGAATTGATCATTCAGTTTTTTTACCTCAGCCTCTAACTTAGATATGGTTATAATGTTTTCTTCCTCGGCTTCACGCAATATCTTATATCTATGCGCAATGGCTTCAAGTTCAAGTTGGTCATCAGTCTTAATAGGCGCTACATTCTCGTGCTGTTGCTGAATCTCAGCCAATATTTTTGCATACTTCTTGGCTGCTTCCTCTGATCTAAAAAACCCCCTCGCCATTAATTCCTGCCAAGTCAGGTCTATTTTACCGCCAGCCTCAACAAATGCCTCTAATTCTTTCCTCGCTTCTTTCTGTCCGGCAATCAATCCATTTAGTCCTGTTGTTAATTCGTCACCCGAAAGAACATCAAAGAATCTGGTAAACCCAGAAACTGTTTTTCCAAGTAATCCAGATTCATTTGCGGCCTTTCCAATGGATACCTTAAGGTTATCCCAACTTGCGCCAAGTCTTTGAAGTTTAGTAGATGCGTTTTCACTGAACTCAGCCATGTTAACTAAAGCCTTCTCGGCAATCCTCCCCACCGCCTCCGTAACATCGGCCACGCTTTGCGCTTCTAAACTTGCCCCGTTAAATTCAGCGCTTAATTGAGTGGCCGAAATTCCTAAGTTATCAAGTATTAGTTTTGACTTACGGCCTATACCCGTTACAATAGAGTCAACCAGATAATCAACTGATTGCCCGGTTTGCTGTGCTCTAAGTGTTGCGAATTGTAAAAGTTTCGGCAATGCACCTAAAGAAATATCGAAGTTTGAAGCCTGAACGGCCCGCTTCATTAATTCCAATTCGCTTACCGTTCCACCCGTAGCGTCTTTTAATTCGGACATCAACCGGATGGAGTTAGGCAGTCTATCAAACGCGGCCTCTACTCCTTTCGCTTCCCCTGCGAGTTTTGAAATCTCTAACCCAAAGGCCGCTATTTGCTGAACGCCAAAAGCTATACCAATAGAGCCAGCTATTTGTTGTATGCCAGTTGTGAATGATTTTAAATTCCCCGAAGTGTCTTTCAGGGCTTTATTAAACTCAGCGGTGTTTGCTGAGATTTGAACCGCCATCTTTGCTAAAACAGTACTCATTTTTTGAATTTGCTGCCTAGTTGGCTTTTAACTTGTTTCAGGCTTATCTTTTTTACCTCTTCTTTTTTCTCCTCTTTAAACCAACTTGGTTTATAAAAATCTATCGGCTCAAATGCGGTAGCTTTTTTCTTTAAATCTCTGTTAACATTCGCTATCAACGCTTCCAAATGACTCAACCTAATCCACTCAAATTCCTGTTCGTATCTAGCGCGTTTCCTGTCCTCTTTTATTTTCTCAACCCACAAAGTCCAATCATACAAACCAAGATTCCAAAAAACATCATGCGACATTCCTAATTCTACCCTGGCCACATACTCCCAATCCTCAATCGTTTCCTCTACTTGATCGCCCCCGCCTGGGGGGCTGCTTGGTTTTTTGGTAAATAGACTTTCAGGAGCGTTTTAATTGCCTCACCGGATTTATCCACGCCAATCTCTTCCAGTAGATCGCTCATGTTGTCCATTGTGAACTCAGGCGCTTTAACATTATTATACTGGCAATAACAACCGTAAAAAAAAGCAAGCATAGCCAATAGTTCACTATTGCCAATCATTATGAGTAAACCCTGAAGGCTTTTAATGTTAGCCTCCCGGCAAGCTATCGCTATGGCGAGCGTTCCACACTTAAACCCAATCTTTCTTTTTTTGGGTTCCTGCCCCTCTACCTTAACGTCTATTTCTATCTCAACTATGTTCCTATCCATTAGGTAGTAGTTCCGATGTCAAGACCACCATCACCCTCGTAAGTAAGAGTGAACGTAGCGGCTGAATTTAAGGGGCCAGCAACGTTAAACTGTTGTAGGCGAGCATAACCCATAAAATAGGATTTACCGCTTTCCTCATTCCCAGACGTGTCCGTAATGGCCATTTTGATACCTACGCGGGTTCCGGCTTTATGGGCTGCGTATAGAGCTTGTGGCCCCAATGTTGAAGCAAAATCCCACTTACCGGAAGTTGTTATAGTCCAGGATTGCGACCCTGAAAGAACCTGGCGAGCCCCGTTGTTATCCTTGCAGGTTGCATCAATTGTTTCTTTGCCAGAATTAAGTTCGCAATTATCGGTACACCCGATGGCTACGTTATCAATAAAGACAAGTAGCTGATTTCCATTAATTATTGCCATTGTTATTTTGGTTTAAATAGTTCTGTTTTCATTTTCTTTTTTGGCGGGTATTCACCCGTATATCGTTCCGCTTGTCCTTCACTAAATAATCTCTTCGCAAATCCATTCGTCACATTTATTACCGTTCCCATTGCATAATCAGCGTGGGGTGTTATTACCCGTCTAAGTAGGCGAACTCTCATTCTCCTGCGCCTCAAACTGTGGCATCCTAACGTACAATCCAATCCCGTCATTTGTCTGAATAAAATCCTCGCTTGTGTTCACGTATCTGAGGTTTTGTAAATTAGTGCCCCCATAATTTCCCCAAACTTTATGATCGAGTGCGTCAATAACAGCCACCTCAATCGCTAATGCATCTTCATAGTTTTGAGCATAGCAATACACCGTTGCGGAAGGCGTGAAAGCCGATGGCCGTTGCCCTTTGCATTCAACCGGAAGGCGTGACGTAGTTTTAACTGCGATATAAGGATGAACTTCACCCTGGGGAACTACCACCGGGTAAACCTTGTACTTATCACTGGCTTTATTATCACCAATCAAAGTTTGTACGTTGCTGTCTGCTATCAATATGGCTACTATTCCCTCGGTCATTTCAAAGTCTTTTTCATAAATGCGATTAATTTCTTGCCTATGCTTTCGGCAATGCGCCCCTCAACTTGTGATTTAGTTGCGGTAAATGCCGGTTCCATAAATGGCTTTTTGGGCATTACCCCACGGTTAGCGCCTTTCTTATTACGCCTTACTCTTGTTCCAAACTCAACTAGGTGCGCGGCATAACCTCTATTTCTTCCGCCTCTGCGTGGACCCGCTGTTACCGCTCCTACCTCAGTGGCTTTTGCTAAACTTGTTTTTTCAACCCCAATAGAATCAACCAGGTTTCCGGTTGGCCCTTCGGGGGCCAGTAACTTAGCCCGGTCAACTAAAGGTTTAGCCGCGTCTGCGTGTGCCTGACCAAGTATTTTGTGATTGAGTTGCAACGGCAAGCCCTTTAGAACTGCGTCTATCTCTTTCACCCCGGTAACTGATATTTTTACACTCATGTTACAAAAATCGTTGGCACTTCATTCGGCACTTCTTCAGCTATAATCAATAAAAACCCTTCCCTGCTTCCTTCGTGTTCTGCTATGCTAATAATGTTGAAGTATTTACTACCATACACTATCCGCATTTCAGGTGTTAAATCTGTTCGGTAGTCAATTACAAAGTTTGTGTTCAGCGTACTTTGTATTTGATCTGCCACTACTAACTCGCCCCCAGGATTTTGGACAAGTTTTGTCCAAACCTGAGCATCGTTATCAATTAACTCCCACCCTGACAGCGCATCTTCATTGGCTGCCCCCGCTGCAATTATCTTTTGCACGAAAACAATCTGCCGGTCTAATTCTCCCCTTCTTATGCGGCTTTGGAGCATAGTTCATTTTCTACTTTCTTTCCGTTCTTAAACTTCTCCCAGGGGTGAATATTTACATTGCTCTTTATGTCGTAAACCAATTGGCCTTCGTAGTTGACGATTTTGCCGCCTATCTTACAGGTTTTCAGGATGTTGTCCATCAGGGTATCGTCTAAACATCGGTTAAGATGCTTGTAACAGTTACCTCCCATTTCCTGAACCACTGACCGGTGAATCATTTTAGCGGGGCCAATCAAAGAAAACTCGTAGGTAAAATCTACCGCCTCATCGGTGTAAAAGTTTACAAACGTTACCCTATTGACTCCAAAAAACTTTTCTTTCGCCTCCATCAGTGGCTTATAGACTTCAAATAATTCTGGTTTAACCACGCTGTCGCTGTTCATCATCATAATGTAATCCCACTGATAATTTTGAAGTGCGTATTTAATCCCTGCGTTTATCTTCTCGCCTACCGTGTCATTTTTGTAGTGGATGAAATTAAACCCGAACGAATCACACATTAAACCATATTCCGGTTCGCTGATTACACACAGCACATTGACATCGTAAGGAATGGCCTTTATAGTTTCCTGTAATTGCTCAAAACAAAAGCGGGTAACTTCCGGGCGTTTCCAAAGTGGTATGACTATCTGTAATTTCAAAAGTGATATATTTTATAACTGTGGATTAGGTCTGTGATGTAGTTCGGAATCTTTGCCACTGAGCCTAACACAACCGTTCCGCGATTTTCATACATATCGGTAATGATTAGCTTCATGGCGTGTTTTATTTCTTCCGGCACCGATGTTCCTGATAAACCATAACCCACCACACACCTAATTCTGACCGGTTGTGGATGGCCATACTGTAATTCTGGCCACTTAGTATCATACTTGCGTACAA